TAAAAGATATTTTAAATCCAATATGGCGTTTGCTCCTAAAGTACCGGTTTTAAATATTGTTCTAGGTCTAGTGATAGAATTCCAGTTAGAGGTTGTAATCGCTCCCCAAGAATTATTTGGAGAAGCATTAAATTCAAACTCTGCTCTTAAACTAAAATCAGTGTCATTTTGTCTAATATAACTTAAGTAAGTTGAAGTGCCATTTGAAACCTTAGATAAATTAGATGGCACTTTATATAATGCCCAAGCCGCATCTTCACTCATATATTCAATAGGTCCAGTATAGATATCAAATAGCTGAATACTCTTTATTTGATTTGGAGTAGTTCCAGCTGGAAACTCTCTCATATCAATACGTAAAGCGCTAACTCCATTAGAGTAGCTGTTTGGAGTTACGTACGCCCATTCTACTTGTCCCCATGTAGTAGAAGCATCCGCAGCTCTCCAAGTTGGTAAGCTCATCCAACCTCCACTACCTGCTGTATATCCTGTAGGCAAAGTCATTAGTGTATCTTTTCCTGCAACCTGTCCAAGTAATCTAGGTAAATCTCCTCCGTCTATTGCGTTATTCTTGTTAATATCTGCGGCATATAAAGCTTGACCTGTGTTTATATTTACGCCTTTTCCTGGAGTTAATCCCATAGAAGTAAACTCGGCTTGCGCTGTTGTGAAATCTGATATGGTGATTGCTCCATTGTAGATATCAAATATTTTATCCATGTTGTGCATCAAAGCCACATCATATACTGTATTTGCAGTCAATAAAGATTGATTAACATCTACTGTACCGTCTGCTAAAACTGGAAACAGTTGACCTTGATTTGTCACAGTATCTCTAAAAGAAACTCGTAATGCTGAAAGATTAAATAGATTAGAGTTTAGATCTACTTTTGCTGTTACGTACTTACCGAAGTTTTGATTCATTGTAACTGCTGTAGATGTTGGAGACTCCATTAAAGTAGCGTCTTGAGTGCCTGCTCCAGTCCAACCTGCAACGAAGTTTAATTTAATAGGATTGAAAGTGTATGCAGTAGATGCAGCTTTTAATCTAAACGTAAATACTATCAGCCTATCATATCCCGTGTAAGGCATACCACTCGTAGTAGACCAGGTTAATGTTGTTCTTAAAATAGCGTTAGCTCCTCCGGCTCCATTAAATGTGTAACTAGCATATTGGTAGTTAGCTGTACCGTTAGCTGTGTTGTTAGCGCTATTACCAGAGGTTACAGAATTCCAAGTGTAATTTGGATAGTTTGTGAAAGACAGACCAATTGTAGATCCAGCAGGCAACACTCCACCATTTCCGCCTGTTCCTGTATGATTCACTGATACAAGCTCAAAGTTTACTTGATCGTATTGCATATCAACCAAAATTTGACGAGTAGTATTGTTACCATTACCATTCGCTTGAATGACATACTCGAAAGTTCCGCCTCTTTCTAAAGTAGCTCCGCCCACAGAGGATAGCGCTCTAAATTTGACTTGGGCAAAAGAAGAAAGGGATAGTAATAATACCCCCAAAAATAATAAGATTTTTTTCATAGTTTAGAGTAGTTTATTCACAACCTGAACGCATGTCTTTTTTAGCGCGTTCCTCATAACGGTTGAGTTAAACTCTCCATTCTCTGAAATCAATAATGTTGATGTGGATATTTCAGAGGATTCGTCAGTTACCAACTCCTTTTTAACAACTTTGCCGGATTTGTTTATTAACTTACCAAGCATTCTAATAACCACAGTATTTTCGTCTTTGTGGAATATGGATACATTTGTAGCAGTTTTTTGCTGGTCCATGTATACAATCTCCACTTCAACAAAAAGATCAGCTTCTTCTTTGTTAACTAGTGAATAACCTTTGTCTTGTAAAACCTCTTGAATTATATTTTTAACACCCATCGTAAGATTAGCATTCCCAGTCATTGGGCCCATTCTTACGCTGTTTTTAACAGTGTTTACCGAAACTTTACTATTTGCGTCTTGGGATAGAACAAACAGCGGACTTAATAATAATAGTAGTAGTGTATATCGCATAAAATGGCTTTAAAGCGAAACTGCTTCAAAACCATTTGTGAATAAATATGTGGTGTTATCCTATTGTTCTTAATAATTGCGACAATTGTCCCTTTGGCATTACGCCTGCGTTTCTGTATAACATACCGCCAGAAGCATCAACAATTACAATAGTAGGTACAGAATTGATATTGTACTTTTTTGAAGTCTCTTGATCTTGATCTGCGTCTATATATGTAACTGGAATGCCTGTCTCCTGGGAAACCTGTTGAACTACTGGTTTGAACATCTTACAAGGCCCACACCATGCTGTTGAGAAGTATAAAACTCTTTTCATATTGTTAATTTTTAATTACTTTTCCAAAATTGATACCACTTCTTTTTTGAAGTATTTGGTTTTTCGAAAGGGGAAGTGTTATCATAAATGTTTACAAGACCTCCATATCGTACACACATCATCTGCATGAATAATAAATGATACTGTTTTGGTATCTTTTCAAAATCTGCGGTAATCTTAATGTCTAGATCTGTTCCCTTACCTTCTCCTGTCACTAATCTTAATTTATCTCTCATTTCAACGGTGTAGGTAGTTTTCATGGTCAAATGTTGCCCATCTCCTATGTGAAATTCTGCTTCCTTTTTCATATCACTAATATAACCTTTTTCCAGAATTTTTAATCTTTAAATTTGAAGTGAGTTAACTTCTCTATATCTTCCAAAGTAACCTTATTGTTATTAAGGCCATCTGGCTTGCTTGTATTATTGTCAAACATATAAGCCATGTACTCTTTAGTCTTCTTAATGTAAATCACTTTCCAACAAATAGTAGGAACAGAAACTCTACCAATTTTTTTGGCTTCGCCTATATTACCTGCCCATACGTGTACACTATCGTATTGCATTGCTAAACTTCTAGTCAAAGTTTCAAGTGATTTCCAATCTCCTGCGTTTAAACTGTGATATTGGGGAGACATATTAGTAAAATAGAAACATTCCTTCTGTACCTCTGCTCCTGAACATAAATTATCAGCTGCAGGGCTCATGTGGCCACGATCTGTTCCAGAACCAACATAATCTTTCGCTATATCCGATTCTGCTCTAATTTGAGGATCTGGTGCGAATTGATCTTTTCTTGCTAATGGAGTAGGGCATCCTATTTTTGCTTTAGTCGCGTACCACTCTACAAGCACTGGATACTTCTTTGATTTTGAGTAAACTGTAGTGAACTCCTTATGGTGAATTCTAACCGTGTCCTGACCGTTTACTGCTAAGGCGAATAGTAAACAGATAAAAAATAATGTTTGTTTCATGCATATAAATATAGACACAAAAAAAGTGGAGGCTTTTGACCTCCACTCTTTAAATTTATGCTTTAAAGCTATTATCTACCAAAAATGTATCTAATACCTAATTGTGCTGACCATACATCAAATACTGATGAATTGTACTGATAAGAATCTCTTACTAAAATAGTAGAGCCATCAGTCAATCTTTGAGTTGCCAATCTAAATGTTGGAACATTTGTTACAGCATCTCTGCTTACAAAATTCAAGATTTGAGGAGCAGTTGCTCTTTGAGATACTCCAAACTTATTATCAATCATATTACCAAAGTTCAAGATATCTGCTCTGATTTGGAAAGCATTTCTCTTTCCACCAATCTTAACAAAAATGTCTTGAGCTACTGATAAGTCAAATCTATGCAAGTACGGTAATAAACCGCCATTTCTTTCTGCGTATTTACCATTACGAGTTTTTAAATAATCGTCTTGGTTTACAAAATTCCAAAATGCAGCTTGTTGTTCTGCTTCTGTATATACTCTTGTACCAACTGTTAATGGCGCGAATCTAATTTCATTCCATTCTTTAGGAACGTAAATTAAATCATTATTATTTACTCTATCACCATTTAAGTCGCCTGCTACGATATAAGAGAATGGATTGCCTTGCTGACCTACGTAACCTAAAGTGATTGTAGTAGCTCCGCCGTATTTAGAACCGTATTCAATTCTGTAACCTAATAAACCTACGAATCTGTTTTTAACAAATGCGTCTGCGAATGACAAATCTAAATTGTTGTTACCAGCAACTGATAACGCTGACTGCCATGAACCACTAGCGATTGAACCTGCACTCATAAAGTCTTTTGAGTTAGCTGTAGTCCAAGCAAATGATCCCCATAAACCTTTTTGATAAGGCTTCTCTAATTTCAATGTCAATGATTCGTGATAAGCTCCGTTTCTACTTGTAAGAACTGCTGCTCTACTCACATTGTTATTTACTCTTACTGTAGCATCTGTACCACCAAAACGAGGTCTGTTATCCACTCCGCCTAAAGTTCCAACTGGAGCTCTTAAGTTAGCTTCGTAGTAATGAACCGCATTCAATGTTCTATTGTACAAATATTCAGCTGTTGCTACTAATCCAAAGAATGGTAACTTTTGATCAATTGCCAAATTTGTTTTCCAAACTTGAGGAAATTTGTAGTTAGGATCTGTTAATGCTAAATCAAATGTTGAAGGCAAAGTTGGAGTCGATGGAATAAAGTACTTGTTAGGGTCAGCAGTGAAACCATATTGTGCCGCTGCAGTACCGCTTACGTCAATAAATCCAGTTAACACTCCATTGTTACCGATTTGATTCGATAAGAATACATAAGGAGGACGACCTGTGAATACACCTGTACCACCTCTAAATTGAGTTTTCTTTTGTCCTTTCAAGTCGTAGTTGAAACCTAATCTTGGTTCAAATAATACTTGCATCTTAGGCATTACACCCGTATTCCATTTTTCACCGTTTGCAAAAGTCATTGCTGTTACTGCTGGATTTTCTAATGCAGTATTTTCAAAATCAATAATGTTTGCTCTAATACCAAAAGTCAATTTTAAATCTCTAGTTGCATTGTACTCGTCTTGTAAGTATAAGTCTAATCTATTTGATTTTAAAGTTTGCATTGGTTCAATTGCTCCTGGTAATGCAGAATATCTAAACTGAAAACGAGCTGGAGCAAATGCGGATGGTTTACCACCATTTGCTAATGATTGATTAGCCGCGGTGTAGAAATCTGCTAAGCTATTGAAAATATAAACACCATTAGATGCAGGGAAGAATAAGTTATTTGATTGATACTTTTGAAAGTTGAAACCGCCAACTAAAGTATGCTTACCAGCATATTTTGTTAAATTGTTAGTTACATTAAAAGTATTATAATCTAACTTATTACCTGGAGTGAATGGATCGAATCCTACAGAAGTTAACGTAGTTGAACCTTCTTTGATGTCAATCGTTGGGAACATTTGAGACATATAACCTCTATTCTCAATTTGCTTATCATACGATACAATTAAGTTATTGTATAACGTATTTGAAATCTTAGAGTTTAATTCCAATACCGCTGAACGAGTGTTGTCCTGAATAGTATAACCACTATTTTGGAAACTCATCGCATTGATGTTCTGTGTTCTATTACCGAAACCGGCTGATTGTGAATTTGAAATATTGATTTGCGCTTCAGAATTATGATACACATAACGAGCAGTCAATTTATTGTTTGCGTTAATATTCCAGTCAACACGAACTAAGAATTTATTAGACGTGTTTGTATTAGAATATCCTTCAAATGGACCAGTTTCATAATTAAACTTCTCTTTCATAAATTTAGAAAGGTCAGTCAATTGTTGGAAAGTTGGTCTACTTACTTGTGAACCTGGTAATGGAGAACCTGTAGATGTCCAAGTTGTGCCTGGTTCAGTTCTTTGAATACCTTCATAGTTACCAAAAATAAATAATTTGTTTTTAATAATTGGTGCGCCTAAACGGAAACCTTGCACTTTTTCATCAAATTTAGCAGGAGTAATTTTTGTACCTCTTGCATTGTTACCAACGTAAGTAGAACTATTGTCTCTTTGCGTTTGATAAACTGATCCTTCAATTTCATTTGTACCTGATCTTGTTACAGCGTTGATACCTGCACCAGTAAATCCTGATTGACGAATATCGAAAGGCGCAACGTTAACTTGTAATTGATCAATCGCATCCAATGAAATAGCGCTTGCTCCAGTTCTACCACCCGCTTGAGCAGAAGATCCTAAACCGAAGTTGTTATTAAATTGAGATCCGTCAATAGTGAAGTTATTCAAACGAGAATCTTGTGCTCCGAATGAGTTACCGTTACCGAATGGATTATACTTTGTAATACCATCGATAGTTCTAGCTCCTGTGATTGGCACAGATTGCAATTCTCTACGAGAAAATTGTTGAGCAGCTCCAGTTTTTTCCTTAGAAAAAAGATTATTTCTGGTTCCTACTACAACTACTTCTTTAAGAGCAGTCTTCTCATCGATTAGAGAAAAATCTACGTTAGAAGTAACGCCTAATTGAGTGCTAACTTCTTTTACTTCGCCCATTTTGTATCCTACAAAAGTTGCGTGGATAGTGTAAGGACCACCTACTCTTACAGCAGGTAAAACGTACACACCCATTTTGTTTGTCACTGTCTTGTACTGAGTACCTGTTGGGACGTGAACAGCGTGAACCGTAGTTCCACCTAACACTTCCTGCTTTTCATTCTTGACTACGCCTGAAATGGTGGATGAGGTAACTTGACCGAATCCTACCAAAGCAAACGCAGAAAGAACTAACGATAAAATCGCTTTTTTCATGTTTGTTTTGTTTTTGTTAAAAAATAAAAAACGCGGGATCATTTGGACCACCGCGTTCTTGTATGTTGATAAAAAGTTAGATCGCAATTGCAATCGATATTGAGAATTATACGTATTTATTTTGTATTGTATATTCATATATTGTCGTAACACAACGGAAAGAATTCCGTTACCTTGATAAATATTTTATGGATTATATTAACACTTCGTTAACAATAAGTTAATCTACTCTGTTTCACTTAAAAGATAATCTTGAAATTGTTGTGCAACTTTTGGATTTACTTCTTTTAAATGATCTAACGTTAGTTCGTATTGACCGTTCAACGTTTGCACTTGAAATACTTTTGTTTGTAAACTGTCAATAACTTTTTCTTGTTTTACAACTGTAGTTTTAAGCTCAGTAATTTTATCGTTCTGAGTGTACATAGTGAATAGAATTAATCCTACGCTAAACACAGTTAAAATTTGTTTGATATATTGCATATTTTTTTATTTTAATCCCACCATCCACGAATATCAGAACCGTCCCACTCTTCGTAAGTTTTATATCTGGTGCCTTTGATAATTCTCCACAATTCTTTCCACTCTTTTTGTTGAAGCTCTTGAGATCTTTTAATTATTTTTCTGTTATGAGCAAATTCCTCAGGTGTATCCTCTCTTGGATCTCCGTTATTTTTCATTTCACCCAATTCAGCTTCTGCTTGTTCTATCCAATTAGCTTCTTTATCGTGTTTAAGCAGCTCAATTGCTCTTCTTATTTTAGCAACCTTCTTCATGCGAGATTCGTCATCTTCTATTCCATAGTTTTCAAGATAATCGGCTGTGCTTTCTAAAGACTTTTGAAATAGATTAAGATTGAATCTGTAGTCCCAAGATTCAAAATCGTAAAGCTCTGATCTGAAGTACCACACATTCTTTAAAAAATTTGGTATTTTGTATCTAACAGTTCTCCAAAGTCTGTTGTACCACTTGTCTCTTCTGTTTAATGCTTTTAGGCTTTCCCAAAAACTGTCTGCGAATTCTATTTTCATATTAATTGTAAGTTTTTCATTCTGCGCTCTCTGGTAAGCTCTTTTACGTGGGTGTATAAATCTAAAGTCGTACCGTCAAAGTCTTCCATAATAAGCTCTAATTCATCACCAGCTATACCAAAAGTGGCTCTGAAGTCCTTCTTCATCTTTCTTATTATTTCTTTCTCATCCTTTTCATAATCGTCAATTAGTCTCTTCCATCTGGCTCCGAATAAGCTTCTATGCTCTAACTGATCTTCAAAGTACTTGATGTCTTTGATCTTGTCTTCTAAGAGATAATTTTCCATTTGCGCTTGATAGTAATAATCAGAGTGTTCGTAATCACCGTTAACTATTTTAGAATGCAAAGGAGACTTTTCTGATAAGGTCTGTCTAACTTCGTACCTTCTCCACCACACAAATTGATTGTATCTCTTTGGCGTCAACTTTAGTAATTGCTCTTCTAAAAACTCTCTTGATAATTTTGTTGCTATCATAACTTTTATTTTAACATGTCGTAATGTCTTGGATAGATGTGTAAGTTGGTTACCATCCAATGCATTTCTCCTACTGGAATTTCTAACTGATAAGCTACCATTTCCATAAGCTTAGCAAATGTGTACTGATCGTTACAGAAACCGTATACTAAGTCTATAGATCTTGCGAATACAGTTAATTCTAATTTACCGTCTTTGATATAGAAATTAAGTACGTCATTACATGGAGTATCATACTTGTATCTATCTAATTCGTTGATATCATAATGTACTACGATCGCTCTTCTACTTTCTGGATTGAATCGTAATTCTGTGATTGCTCTTTGCAATTGATCATTTAGTTTCCAAAAATAACCATAGTTAGAGTTTACTTCTGCAGTACCAGGAACCATCATCTGTTTCCATATCTTAGCGCGTTCAGCTATTTCACTAGCATCACGATCGCCTTTAAGGTACCAATTCCATTCGTATTCAGCGTAGTCTTCGTTGAACTTACGTTGAGGCGTGGTAACAGTTTTGTTGCTTACGTCTTGTAGTGTAAATGAAACGTTGAACTTGGCTTTAGTACCAGCGAATGATTCTCCGTTGGCGTTAATATCGCTGAATAGTAATTCGAATGCGACTGTGGCGTTTTTATATGTCATATTTTTCTACTTGTATAAATTTAGATAAAAATTCAATAGGCGATAAATCTCTGTATTCTTCTAAGTATACTACACGTTTAATACCTGATTGAACTATTAATTTACAACAATTTTTACACGGAGATAAACTTAAGTATAGGGTGCTACCGTCGACGGCGTTACCGCTTTTGGCAGCTTTCAATATGGCATTCATTTCCGCGTGAATAACTTCGTCTTTGGTAACATTATTTTCTTCGCAACCATTGTCCATTCCAGCTGGTGTGCCATTATACCCAAAACTTATTACATTACCGTCCTTCACCAATACTGCACCGACTTTTGATCTGGTGCAGTATGACAAAGAACCTATTTCTTTTGCGATGTTGATAAATGTTTTATCTAACTTTTGTTGTTTATTCATCTATTATTTTGTAAAAAACGTTAAGTCTTTTTTAATGTCCTCTTTTACTTTTTCCAAATATACTAATCTTTCATTTTGAGAAATAAAAGGCACACTCCAAAACTGTCTTGTTTTTGTTTTGAACCAACCGAATACAAAAGAATAAACACCCATAACTAATCTTAATTTAACTGAATTAAAGTATAAAATTAATACGGGTAATGCTGGAGCACCATGAGTTAAATACGTTCTAACTTTTTTGTCACCTAATAAAGGTTTTGGTATACCATAAACTCTTGTTATCGGTTTAAAATTATATGCAAAACCAGGCGTGAATATTTGATCGAAGAACGATTCTAATGCAGGCGTGCATCTGAACCACCAAACAGGAGATATAAAATAAATTCTATCAGCCCATGTAATAAGGTCTTTATATCTTTGAACTTTATCTTTTGGGAAATCAAACGTTATATTGTCTTTATAGAGATCAATTACGCACACTTCCTCTTTATTAGATTTTAAAGTTTCTTTGATAGTTTTCATGATACCATTGTAGCAGAAACTTTTTTTATTGGGATGACCTATAACTATTAAATTTTTCATATCATTTTTTTATAACCCTGTTGATCCAAATCCACCAGCTCCACGCTCAGTGTTTCTATCTGGCAATTCTTCTAATACGTGTACGTCCATATAACTTACAGGAATTAAAATAAACTGAGTTAGCTTTTGTCCTGGTTTAATGGTTGTATGTGATCTTCCTACATTGATTAAATGTAAGTGAATTTCTCCTTCGTAGTCTTCGTCTACTACGCATGCTCCTACTGAAAGGCTTTGCTTAGTAGCTACACCTGATTTATTAAATGCAATTAACGCATAACCTGATGGAACGTGCGCTCTAATACCTGAAGGAATTAAAACTGATTCTCCTGTGTGGATAGTAGTTTCTTGAAAATCTTCTGGTACGTAGAAGTCTAAACCTGCTGATAAGCCAGTTCCTCTACTTGGTGTTTTTACGTTTCTTGTCTTTTGAATGTTCATTCTGTACATTGTTTTGATAGTCGTTTAGTGATGCAATATACGCAACTAAATCTAAATAATTGTCTTCTTTGTAATTATAAGATGCTCTTGATAACTTTAGGGCTAACATACAATTGTACATATCAACTGTAGTGATCTCCTTTCTTGATAATAAAGATGCAATCTTGGCTGCTTCTTGCATGCCTTCTTGAAAAGGGCCATACATACGCTCCTTTTCTTCGTTTCTTTCGAATACGATTTCGTTTGCTTTAAGTAGTATATTCATGAAGTAAATATAAGAAATAAAGGGCTAATAATAAAGCTAATCTTTGTAGTGCTTTTCAAAATCTTTAAAGTCTCCCCACTCGCGACTTGAATCGATGTCACTAGGTTTTATTGTAGGTTTAGGCATATTTCCTGCTACGTTCCAAAACCAATCCCCTTGCTGCCCATGTTGCTTTAGGAGTTCCCAACCTTTTGCATCGTATGTTTGTATAGAATCAAAAGGAGTCTGTATCCTTGAAGGTTTTAAGAACGCTCTGTCGTGAGTGTAGAATTTAGCTCTACCAAGTTCTCCTTCTTGAATGTTTCTTGCCACGGCCACAGCATTGAATTTAGTTTTTGGTAGCGCGATCTGTAAAGTGCGAGATAAAACTCCAGTAGAGAATACACTCCACATGGTTTCAATATCGGTGTCTTTGAAGTTATCGTAAAATACTCTAACTCCACCAGCAACCACCATTTCGTGCTTTAATCCAAAAGGTAAATACTTTCCTCCAATTTTTTCTGCGAATTGCTTTGCCCAAATATTTGCTGTTGGCATTGCAGGTATTCTAGTAAACATTGGAATTCCACCATTTTCTATTGCTGTTAACTGGTGCTCTGATGCCTCTTTAGAAGCTGGCATAACTAGATACAATTTTTTATTGTACTTCTTTGCTAAATGACACAAAGAATAAGGAGCGTAACCTGTTCTTGGTGCAACATAAACCATCGCATCTTCTTTTACTTGAGATATGAAGAAGTCTGCCATTTTTGCTTTAGTTCCGAATTGGAATTCTCCATCATCGACAACTTTAAAGCCTTCTACGTCTTTTACTTTAAATGTAAAATCGTGTTTGTAATCTTTAGTCATGTCAAGATAGTAGTTTAAGTCTCTACCATCTGACATGTCTAAATTAGATTCATCTGTTGCTTTGTTTAAAAACATTAATTAGTATTTTTTAGTTTTTTGAAGTTCCTTACTTAAATTACTAATAGGAATAGGTGTTCCTACTGGGTAAGGGAATCCTTCTTTAGCTGCTGTTACAGATGTCATTCCTGATTCAACTGGAACGGCTTTACGTAATGGAACTGCTGCTTCGTTAAGTGGTCCGTATACTTTTGCTAAAACGATACCATCGGATGTTGTGTCGAAGATAACGCCGGGCATTGCAAACATATTACTTTCACTTGTGCTTGGAGAATCTAAGTTGATAACAAACGAACGATTTACGGGTGGTAATAATTTCCACTCTTTAGATGCTGGATCAAATTGCGGTACTGTAGTTGTTGAATCGTAATACCAGAAGAAAGACCATACTGTATTGTTAGTGCCATCTGGAGTTTGAGGATTTTGTCCTACGTTAAACTTTCCGTAAGTTCCACTAAAGCCATGCATCGCTAAATTAGAAATAGATGGACCAGTTAATACTGGACATACCGCACATCCTTCTTGATATTCTATGCCTTGAACAATAATTGTTTTACCAGTTGGAACTGCTGCTGATGCGCCGCAAAATGCAAAAGCGCCTTGGTGAACTTGTACTATTTTGTCTAATTTAACTTCTTGTTCCACTTCTGTTGTTTTACAACCAGTTAATACTGCTAGTAAAGCGACTACTACGAATGTGATTTTTTTCATGTTTTTTATTTATAATAATTATTTTGTGATTTCTGTAAGATACGGATAGTGCTTAGGTCTCAAATGCACTGATTGTTTCATTTCTAAAATATCTAGCATCTTAGTACCATCTTCGTCTATCCACTCTGTTGGCCATTGAATTACTTCTAATCCTGAATTGTTGATGATCTCGTTAGCGATTTCTCTTAATTGCATTCTTTCTGATCTTGTGCCAAAGAAAGGTTGTTTCTTATATAAACCAGTTCCAGGAATTTTTCTTGATTCATGTTCTACTGGTAATAATTCTACTAATGTTGCTTTCTTTAATTGTTTAGCGAAGTCTACGTAACGATTAAATAGGTCTGCTGTTGCTTGTTGTGGATTTTCTTGTCTCATTAAATGGAAACGCAAATCAATATTACCAAAGTATAAAGTAACTTCGTCGAATCTACTATTGATTTCTTCTACTGTTTCTCTTCTTAAAAATCCATGTAAAGTTCTACCAGCTGTAAAATCTAAAGAGTGTTCAGGTTTCCACACAGATAAAGCGTGAGAATCTCCGATGACACCTTTTCTACTTTCTAAACCGTGAGCTAAAAAAGTATTGTAAAAAGCGATTCTATTTGTTTCTGGAAAAGTGGCTTCGATCTTTAGTCTTTGATTGAACTTACTGAAGTCAAATACACTGTTGGAATATCTAAGCTCGCCCTTAAAATCCGCGATAGCTTTCATTTTTTCAGTATGAAGTGGTTGAGGTCCACCAGGAACATTAAAAGATCCTGCTACGAAATTAACTCCTTCACAAATATAAAGTAGATCGTAATTCCCCCACGTTGATGGTGGAGGATTTACGTCTACAGTATCGTGAGGATGGTTGTCCCATAACATTTTTGTTTGGATGAGTCCGTATCCACCGCCTTGACTATTCAAAGTAGCGCCTACATTTCCCATCATTGATACCAGTCCTACTTGCATAACTTTATTTTTTAATTAATTAAATATAACAATTTTTTGACTTCTTAAGAAATTTATCTTTTAAGTTGCATAAAAAAGCCCTCAATTAAGAAGGCTGATTATTTGGTGTTTTAGGAAGCGTAATTTTTATTTTCACGCCTGTTATTGTTACTTTAGATCCCGGAGGCATATTTTTTTTTATATATTCAGCGTATAAATGAAGTCTTCTATTATCTTTGGCTTTTTGTTCTCCAGTTGGAGATACGTCTATGTATTTTATAGGCCTGTTTTCTTTTGCGTCTATGTCAATTTCTTTTTTTATTAGATCTGTCATAGTTGCCATGATTCTAAAAATATTACCTGTTTTTGTATCTTTGTTTGATACATTAAAATTTGGATTATTTGCTGTTCCTATACCAAAATCCACTCTATATCTCCAAGATTTATTATCTTCGTTTTTAGATTTATCTATAAAAGCTACGTATTTAACGTTATTCTCAGTTACCCAATTAAATACGCTTTTAATGCTATCTACTAGGTGTCTACTTTTTGTAGTTTTTCTAGTATACGTATAAGGCGTTAATAATTTATCTCCTATTTCTTTTAGTAAATGTATTAATTTTACCATAAATTTTATTAATAAATATGATATAGAGGGGGAGAACTTAATCTCCCCCATATCGTATTTTTACATTCCCATACCCATTCCCATCATAGGATCAGCAGCTTTCTCGTCTTTTTCTTTCTTTTCGAATACAACTGATTCAGTAGTTAAAATTGTGCCTGCTACAGAAGCCGCGTTTCTAAGAGCTGTGATAACCACTTTAGCTGGATCAATGATACCTGCTTCTAATGCGTCTACAATAACATGATTCTTAGCATCGTACACTTGACCTTCTTTAGGAATCTTATTGTACCAGTCTTGAATTCCTGCATTTTCTAAAATCTTCTTGAAAGGCATTTGAATAGCTTTCTGAACAATCTCTTGAGCAATCGCATCGTTAACAGAATCTTGCGCGTAATGTTGTAAAGAAGCATTGAATAGAGCTGAACCTCCGCCTGGTACGATACCATCTGCTAATGCTGCTTTGGTTGCGTATAAAGCGTCTTCTACTCTGTCTTTCTTTTCTCTAATTTCAATATCTGAATTACCGCCTACGTTGATGATTGCAACACCTCCAACTAATTTACCTAATCTCTCTTGTAATTTCTCTTTCTCGTAGAACGAAGTAGATTTTTCAATTTGCTCTTTGATCTCTTCAGCTCTTGCTTCAATTACAGTTTCTACGCCTTTACCATCGATGATAGTAGTTTCGTCTTTAGATACTGTTACTAATCTAGCTCTACCTAAGAAATCGTTTACTTGAGCTCCAGTTAATTTATCTAACTTATGACCTTTGTCTTTAGAAGCAACCGATCCACCTGTTAAGATAGCAATGTCTTCTAAAATTAAAGTTTTTCTCTCTGCAAAGTCTGGTGCTTTAACTGCGCACACTTGAACGATGCCTCTCATCTTGTTAACAATCAAAGTTGCTAATGCTTCTTCTCCAATATCTTCTGCTACAATTAACAATGGCTTGTTCTCAGAGTTTGCTTTAGTTAAAACTTGCAATAATTCTTGTGCTGAAGAGATTCTACCGTCGTATAAGAAAATGTAAGGATCTTCTAATACTGCTTGCATCGTTGTGTTGTTAGTAACGAAATAAGGAGATTTATAACCTCTATCGAATTGCATACCTTCAACTACTTCTAAACTAGTTTCTCCAGATTTAGACTCTTCGATTGTAACTACACCTTCACGACCTACTTTTTCAATAGCTGTAGCGATTAAGTTACCAACTTCTGGATCGTTATTACCTGAGATAGTTGCTACTTGCTTTACTTGCTCTTCTGAATCAATATCGATAGCAACCTTCTTAATATTTTCAATAACCTGCTTAACAGTTTTATCAATAGAGTTTTTGATCTCTACTGCGTTAGAGCCTTGACGAATAACTTTTAAACCTTCTTTTACGATTTCTGTCGCCAATAAAGTAGAAGTAGTTGTACCGTCTCCAGCTTCAACTGCAGATTTAATACTAACTTGCTTTACTAATTGTGCGCCTAAGTCTTCAACATCGTCTTCCAATTTATGGAATGCTTTAGCTACTGTTACGCCGTCTTTGGTTACTTTAACTTCACCGTTTTGTTCTCTAATTAAAACCGTTCTACCGCCTGGTCCTAATGTAGAAGATACCGCTAGATTTAATTTCTCGATACCAGAAAGTAACTTTTCTTTAAGTTCTGTTCCGTTTATATTTTTTGTTGTACTCATAATTAGTCTTTTAATACAGCTAAGATTTCTGTGTCTTTTGCGATGAAATAATCTTCACCTTCGATGGTGATTTTCATAGATCCCATTTTAGGAATCAAAACTTTCTGTCCTACTTCTACAGTAGATTTAACGTAAGTGTCAGTGTGCCAATTGTAAGTTTCGCTTGTAGCTACTACTTCGCCCATTTCAGGACGCTCTTTACCTAAGTCTGGAATTACAATGTTTCCGTAGGTTTGTTCTTGTTCTTCAACTGGTTTCAATACTAGAAAACCGTTGAGTGGATTTAATTTACTCATTTTTTAATTTATTATTTCAGGTTCTTCAATTTTAATACAAAAATATAACATTCCATCTTTTTTAAATGTGGTGTCAGCACCTAACCATTGCTTAATGTTTTCCACATTAACTTCTGGGTTGTTGACTCTATCTTCAGTGTACTGTCTAAGCACTTGAAATAGGTCTTGATTGACTTTGATGAAATTTTTGCAAATACTAAACATAACTAAGGTCGGTAGGCCTCTTTTTTAATTAGGCGTTAACTTGAAGTAACGTCTTTGGTTTGATTTGAATTTTCTTTGGTAAACTTTCGTCTGATAATGGAATTTCAATTTTTAAAAGTCCTTTATCGATGGTAGCTTCTAAAGAAGTTAGATCGAACTTGGAAGCAATTTTCCAAGCCAAATCGAAAGATCTTCTTGCGATTCCTTTGTGGATATAATTTGTTACCGATTCTTCCTCTTTTGATTTTGCATATTTAATGCGAAGAACATCACCTTGCACTTCGATATCGATATCTTCGTAGTCCAAACCTACTGCTGCAAGTTCGAATACGATACCGTCTTGTTTTTCGTAAATGTCTAGTGGATAAGAAATCTTCTCTGCGATTGTTGAGAAGTTAGAATTTTGGTCGAATAGATTCTTCCATAGAAGATCAAATGGGTCGACTCCCCAATGTGCTAATCTTGTCATTGTACACCTCCTGTGTGTTTTAGGTTAATTATTAAATTTAACATTCGTAACTAAAGGCCTACCGGTCCTCATTTTCTATAAATATACACCATTTTTGAATGATAATAAAATTTTAGTTTTTAGTGACCATCTCGTAAGTTGTGAGCAATTGCTGGTGGTGCTTTTAATGCAATACTTAACTTTGTAGTGTTTTCCATTTTGTCTTGTACAATCTTAGCGGCTTCTTCAGCGTGTTCTTTAGGCACTTCGCAAACGATCTGGTCATGTATTTGGGCGCACACCCAGCCGTTTATTCCTCTCTTCTTAAATTCTCTATTGATTTCCATTGCAGCTCTGTTTACGATAGACGCAGATAGTCCCTGGATCTGTACGTTTTTAGCGTTGTTTAGACCATTGATAAAGTCTCTACTTAGATTCTTTACTTGATCTTTACCAAATTCGTACTCTAGTTTTCTTTTGAAATTCCAGTCTAGTAAATTATCACCTATATTTTCGTAGATAGCTTTTACTTTCGGTAAGTGTCTTACTCGACCTACTTGAGTTTTAACATAGCCTAGTGTCTTAGCTTCCATTTCTGATCTCTTCATCCACTTATCAAGTTCTGGAAATCCACTTAGATAACCTTTAACTAATTTATCCGCTTCTTTGGTTGTAACGTTAATATTCTTTCCAAGAGCATAAGCGCCCATACCGTAAGGAATACCTAATGCGTATGCTTTTGCTGTGTTTCTTTTCTTAGGCGCATGCTTTCTTAAAAAGTTATCCGCTTTCTTGTCTCCAGAATATTGGTTAAGACCTTCTGTTTTGATAGCAATAGTGGAATAGAAATCCCAGTTGTTTCTAAAGATATCCTTAAGACCATCGTCACCAGAAACGTGAGCGAATACGTGAGGCTCCAAAGACTCATAGTCACAGTCTACAAATATATTGCCTTCTTTTGGAATAAAGAATGCTCTTACTAAGTTTGTGTATTCGATAATTACTGGATCGTCATCGCCTTCTTCTTTCGGTCTCGGTAACTGTTGTGCATCTGATCCATAACGACCTGATACTGTACCATGTTGTTTGTAGTAGAAGTAATAAATTCCATTCTCGCTTGCATTTAAGAAACGATCTATGTAAGTAGACTTGATCTTAAGTAGCTTATTATATATTCTTAGATTTTTTGCCCACTCCTGAGTTTCGGCGATTGCTTGAATCATATCGTCATCGAACTGAGGTTTACCTTTTGTTGTGTTTGACAATGGTTTAAATCCAAGAACGTTGAATGCAATTTCACCCAATTGATCTTTAGACTGAATGTTAAAGAAGTTACCGTCGTTGGTTTCTCTCCACATCTTCATACTAATTTTGTTAGAAAAGTCTTCGTCTAATACATCTGCACCGTTTAGTAAGAATTGTTTAGCGGCTGATTCTGGTAATCTTGCTACTTCTGATTTTGTAATATTGTATTTGCCCGTCTTTTCTGATTTAGGTAAAGGCAATTGACACTCTTCTACAACCATTTGAGCGAATGCGCCTTTACTATTTGCTGGGTAAGTTTCTTTTGCTTTATTTAATATCCAAAGCTTTACTCTATTATCTTGTAGCAATTCTGAAATTACTGCGTGAGATCTTTTCTTCATCTCTTCGGTAATGTCTAGATCAGCCTTCTTCATAGTTTCTATATCAAGCTTAACACCAACTTCTTCCATAGGAATTGTAACTTCTCTATAAAGCGGCATAACCTCATCTTCAAAAAAGAACTTCTCAAGACCTTGATCGTAAAGCTCTTTAATAAAATGATGATACACTCTTAATGTTAAGTCAGTATCTGCAGCTGCGTATTTAGCAAGTATGTTTATGTCGGCCTTCCAAATCTCGTAGCTTTCTCTTGTAATAGATCCGCCATTTTCTTTGATAGAAGTTTTCAATTCGATCTGCTCTTCGTTTGCCTCTTTAGTTACATCAAGACCTAATTCTTTTTGAATGGATTGCGCAATGCTTTTTAGACCGAATGGACTAGCGAAAGCGAAACCTGCGCCTTCTTCGTTTACCGTATGTACCAATAGAATGGTATCTACATAAAGACTAGGCAATAAATCTATACCGTAAAAGCACTTAACAAATCTACAGTCGAAAGATGCGTTGTGCATTATTAGTTTTTTGCCAACTAACTTTGATATGAATTGTTTTGCCAGATCTTGACAATTTTTACCATCGATTATAGCGTCTACTAAAGAATTGTTTTCTTTGTCGTAAACCGCCGTAGGCATATAATAGCCTTTACCGATTTCTGCTGATACTGAGAAACCAATGATGGTTCCTTGTCTTGTGTTCAAAGAGTTGGTCTCGGTATCGAAAGCAATAATCTCTTTGTCTTTGACATGATTTACCATGTCTTTTAGTTTGTCGAAAGTATCGACTAATACATAACTTTTTTCTTGCATACTCAAATATACACAATTTAGGGAATCTGGAAAAATGTAAAATTAAAGTACTAACTCGTTCTCTATCAACGACTTAGCTGTAGTGTAATCTACTTGGTACTCTTTTCTTCTTGCGCGTACTTCTTTGATAATGTCCAATTCAGCACAATATACCACGAAGTTTCTTACGTCGGCTTGAGCACAATTAACTTTTTGGTTCTTTACCAATGATAACATCTTACTTAAAGACAGCACAGGATCTCCTGGTTGCTTCTTTCCGTTTTGGTAGTATAGTTTTAAAAGAATAAGATTAAGTTCTGCCTGTTTGTACTTGGGCGTTGACAGGAGTCTTTTAGTTTCTTCGTAAGATCCTAAAGTATATACAGCGTTAAAAGCCACACCAAGAACTATTATGAACTCTAAGAAAAACGTCATGAATACAAATGCAGTGTCGTTCTCTTTATTTTTTTCTAGTGTGGATTGTGACTTGTCTGTGGTCTTGTTTTCTACAGCTAATAGTTTCTGATCTTTTGTTTGCTGTAACGCATTAACTACAGAATCTCTGTATTTTCTATCAGATCTAGTTCTTGCAGGTTGAGCTCTATAATAAGCAATTTCTGTGTCGTAGTATTTAGATATTGAGTCTGCTTTAACGCTAATACTTTGATCTATTGTTGCAGTGATTTTCTCAGAAGAGTCAACTAATCTATGTGCTCCATTTAAAGATAGGTAAAAAGATCCTGCAATTAGTAAGGCTACACACAAAGATCCGACTATTCCGTTCCAAGTAAAAAACTTTCTGACTTGTATAAAGTACACCGATAACTGTTCTACAGCGAATCTTTTTGTTAATTCGTATCCAGTTAAAAATAGCGCAATGAATACAGCTAAAAATACTGATTGATATGGAAATAATTGAGGTAGTGTATCTACGATGCTCTTAATAAAAAAGTAACCGAAGTACACCAAAAAAATATTGCCCAAGAAAGAGAAGTAGTACAACACTCTGTCTAATGCAAAAAAATTCTTCTCAAGCTTAAGTATTTCTAATTTAACCTTGAGTTCTTGAAACTTGTCTAATTTCATAACTTATTATTTTTTCTTTTTGTAAGGAACTAATTCGTTTAGCTTTTTCTGTCTTCTCTTACATCCGCAGTCCTTTCCAAAAGCTTTAAAAATTCTTTCAACTAATACATCTATTTTAAAGAAGTGAGTGATCTTAGCAATAGTATCGCCTAATCCTTTACTTTCTTGATTTTTCATCTTCTATCTTTTTTTCTAAACTAATAAATTTCATATCAGCAGCCATACCCAATACTTTAATATCGTCTATGATCTGACTCATTACTCTTTCTAGCATATCAACCTTTCTCCACTGTAAAATTTGTATTCCTGCTAGCACCACAATTATTCCTATATAGATATGTTCGTTTGTTATTTCTAAAACCATTTAATTATTTTCTTTAAATTTAATGTATTCTGGTGAATTTTTATCTTTTACGTTTACGGTGCCTTTCTTATGCTTTGGATGATAGGGGCAATGTCTACAACCGTTACCACAGCACTGACCACGCTCTAAATGGAAAAGAGCCATAAAAATGACTCTTTCTCCTTCCATATAGTAGTGAACTCCTTCTATGAATTTATCTTTATAAGATTTCACAAGCACCTCCTGCGCAAGCTAATTCGCCTTTTTGGTCTGTGTTATCTTGTTGCTCAATTACTTTGCTTAGATCAACTTCGTGCAATTTAGTAATTGCTTCGTTGAATTGCTCTTCTGTAATTGTTTCGAAAGGAGCTTGAACGTAGCTACCGTTATCGTAAGGCAAACAAGACAATGCAGTGTAATTGTTTCTATTGTTCCATGCCCACTCTCCAACTTCTACCCACTCTTCAGGCTTTAAACTGATTGTTACAGAAACGTTGTGAGTATTTCTACCTGTTCTGTGACCTGGCTTGATCCACTCTTTGTGTAACTTTTCCAATCTGTGTAAAAGATCCATCGCAGATTCAGAACGAGTGATTGCTCCTTCTGGTGCTCTTTGTGGTACAGCAACTACTGCTTGAGTTTGTGGTTTAAAGTATTCGTCTTCTACTAACTCTGGATGATTGATCGCTAAGTGCGTATACAAAGCTTCGTTTTTACCCAATCTCATTCTTCTTAAATAGAACTTATCGTGCCAAGCATGTACTCCTGATGAAGTTCCCAATACCATTGAAGTGGTACCAGATGGTTTAACTGTTGTACATCTTGCAGCTTTGTTAATACCTAATATTTTTGCTACTCTTTCGTTTTCTTCTTTTACGATTATTGCAGCTTCTTTCATGTTTAATTTCAATACAGCTCCAGAAGCAATACCTGTCATACCAACTCCAATCAATGCGTCTTTTTCAGTTGTTTTCTTCCATACATCTCTTAAGTAGTGGAAGTCTGTATAAGAAGCTTGTAGAGTTCCAATAAACGAAGCTAATTTAACTCTTTCGTTAAAGTCTTCTTGAGACTCTAAGTTAGATACATTTACTTCACACAAGTTACAGAATTGGAAAGGCTTCAATGCAATCTCAGCACAAGGATTAGTTCCCCAATCTTTATCGTTTGTTAAGAAGAATCCTGGTTCACCTGCGTTTGATAATTCGATCTTCTTCCATAAATCTAAGAACTCTTCTTTTACGATTCTGTCTCTTAGAATTACGGCTGAGTTATTCGCTCTACCTCTTTGTGGATTGTTTTCCCACCAAGCTCCAAACTTAGAAGTCAACATTTCATCGTCGTCAAAACTGAATAAGCTAATTAAAGCAGCGCGACGAATACCACCTGATAATACTGCGTCAGCAATATAACAAATAATATCATGACACTCAATAGGACTTAATCTGTCTCCATTCTCTTTACGATCTAAAATCTTTTGAATTTGGAATAAGCACTCTTTTAAAGGCTCTGGTCCAGGTGCTTTACCACCGGCTGTGATTAACATTGCGCCTTTTGGTCTAACGTCTCTAAAGTCAAATTTAGGTCTTGGTCCACCCAATAAGTAGGACTTCATCAAGATCTTTACTGCGTCTGCCCAACCTTCGATAGAATCTCCAACTAAGAATCGCTTTTCTTTAATTGGTTTTACAATCTCTGGTAACTGATCGATATGATGCTTTTGCACTGAATATCCAACTCCGCAACCTCCTAACAAAAGGAACATTACTTCACTGAACACCCTCCAATCATTAACAGGAGCAAAAGAGCAATTAAATATACGAGCATTATTGATTTCAATGGGCTTGCCTGCAAACTGCATTGAACGCATCGAAGGAAGAATTTTTTTACCATACACTAATTTATAAGCTTGTTCAATTTCTTCGGACAATTGCGGGAACTTTTTCTGATGCATCTCTTTGTTTCTCGTAACTATCTCGTTCCATGTTTCTCTTCTTTCCAATTCGGGTAAGTACTTCGCGTACTTGTTATATACCGTAATGTCAGATAGAATCTCCTGCGTAATGTCCATTTCGCTTGTTTTTTTTATGTTTTATTAAATAATTAAGCCCAGTTTAGCCTTTGAGCATAGTTTTATGCCTTTAGACTTTCGTCATAACCTTTATAATAAGATTCTTGATGTTCGCTAAATACTACCTAGATCCTGGTACTATTGTATTCGCTTTTGTTTGCGTTAGCGCACTTTCTGTTTTAGAAGTTCTATTAATCGTATTAACATTGATTTTGTCATACTGATTAGGAGAAATAGTATTCAATTGAGCTATTTGATCGTTATACTTGTTAACAGTAGCAGGAGTTCTGAAGTTGTCTCCTTTTTTCGATCTCTTGAATAAGTTGATTAAAAAGTTCATAAAGTGCGTTTTGTACTAATAAATATGGCCTTTTTGAGATAAATTTATATGTTCATCTCAAACATTTTCTTAGCCAAATACTTTTTCTCATCAGTAGAAAACCCTGATCCGTTGAATGCGGGCTTCTGACCGTTGTCAAAAGTTAGATCGTCTTCGCTTATCTCATCTTTATTAATTTCTATTCTTCCACAGTTAGTGTTTACTTTGGCAGCGTAAGTCATACCGTCTGCTCCGTATCTATTTTTCATTACGTGCATTCTACCTGTGCCGTTTACTTTGTCCTGTCTCTTTCTTGATAAAGACATTGCAAAGTCCGCAATCATCATTTTATTATAAGAACCAGCAGCCTTGTCCCCTTCAATTACATCGTCTTTGGCTCCCATTCTATTCACTTGAGATACTGTCCATACTGGAACCTTTAGCTCTCTTGCCATTCCTTTGATTGCTGTGTATACATCATCAATGGCGTCCTTAGGATCTATCGACCTTGTTTTGCTCTTTAATAAGTCAACGTAGTCAATAATAACCAAGTCAGGAGCGTGACCTAGATCTCTACACTTTTGAATGTGTGTTTCTACAGTATTAGGCGTTGCTTTACCCATTGGAAACTCTTTAATGATCAGCTTAC